TCAAAGCGCCGCCCTCCCGGTGAATGTCAAGCAGTTATCGCCCAAGAGGTTAAATTTAAGCGGCTTTTTTGAGTTCTGGATTTTCTTCCTTTCGACTATTTTTTCTTCAACCTGTTGATCGGGATTCAGATGAACCGTCATCGGTGAAGCGCAGTCCACCGAGCGGATCCAGGGGGTGGCAGGTCGCGCAAAAGACATCGTCGGCCTCGTTGGCAAGGACTACGACTCGGTCACGGTTGGTGCTGCGGAGCCGTCAGAAAGAGGAGGCCACACTCTAACGGATACTGACCATTCCGCCCAGATGCACACACGCATGGAAAAACAGGAAAAACCCTGAAAAAAACGAACTATTGGACATAACGCAAGGCGGCGTTACTATTCAAGAAGAAAAGCATAGAAGGAGTTCACATGCTCAAGTTTGAAGCAGTTCAGTCGATTGAAGAAGGACGGGCAAATGAAGTCCCGATGTTTAGGCTCAAGCGAGCAAAAGTACCTGGCGGCTGGCTTGTTCTTTGCGATACACCTACACCTGAGGGTAGTCATTCGATTTGCTTTTATCCTGACCCAAACCACTCTTGGAGCGGGTCTAGCCTAGGTTGAACAATAAGCAACGGTTGGATGACCGTTGTTGCCGCCGACCGAAAATTGACCACTTAGAGGCATAAGTGCCGATCCAAATTTGACCAGGGTTTTCCACTGACCCGCCGAATTAACTCGGTCGTCATGCTCGACCTACCGTCGCAGCAGTCCGTTTACTTTCACGTTGAACTTTAACGACTCCACTGACTCCTGGTAGTCTTCAGCGGTCAGTCAGAAAAATACCCCGACCGCCGTCTGGCACCTTGCCATGCCCTGCATGGGAAATACGCCTAGAGGTCGTTCTGGTGAGGCCGCGACAGGGCTCGGGCTGGTGGCTGGCTACACGGTACAAAACCCGGTACTGTTGGCTACATAGGCATCATGAAAAAAGCCCGCTATCTTTTCAGTAGCGGGCTATTTAATGCCTATAAGGCTTGTAGTGGCTCCCCATCCAAGGCTCATTGCGAACCGGAAGGATTGAAATTGAGCGGCCGAAGGTTTGGCTTGGACTGCGTCTTTTGGCGGCGTGAGGGCTGATACAGTGGGCGTCTTTACAAAGGGAGACGGCTGTGGCGATTATTTCTTGCTTGGAGTGTGGTGGAAAGGTCAGTGATTCTGCGGCAGCGTGCCCACATTGCGGGGCGCCAGTGGCGGCTCCCGCATTGGCGGGTCAGCAGTCTGTGGCGTCCAGGTCAAGTGTCGAAAAGAAGTCCGGGGGCGTTTGGAAGTGGGTTCTTGGGGTTCCTGTCGGTCTGTTTCTGTTGATGATGATCATTGGTGGACTGAACTCAAACCCTGAAAAAAACAATGACCGCCACGCATACGAAACTTGCATGGATAGCCTGAAAAATGACGACAGGGCAAGGGCTGGAAACGGCGCTTTTATTGCTGGTGCTTGCGAAAGAATGCGCAATAACTACATTCAAAAATACAGCACAACGCCGTAAGTCCTGACTTTGCTTGTTTTGCTTTTAAGCACTTGATACATTGGCGGCACGTTCATTGGAACGTGTCTCCTTGATTGTTGCAAAGTGATCAATTTGGGCCTGTACTGGCGACGGTGCAGGCCCTTTTTTTGTGCCAATTTCCCCCCTTTTTTTGTCCCCTTTGATGCCCGACTATGGGCAGCATGGCAAAGGACTGGACGGTTCAACTTTCGGCGGTAAATTTCCGCTGCGACGTGTGCAAACACGCCTGGGAAGATGAGCCGGATTTGATTGAGGAAGCGCCGGAGCTGGCGCATCACCCGTACCGCTACTTTGGTAATTGCCCTGCGTGCCAGGCGGAGCACCAGCCGCAGGCGGCTTGGGCGCGGGCCTTGATGAAGGCGCACCAGAATTCGACGGGGCCGAAGACGGCCGAGGGCTTGGCCAAGGTGGGGCGGAATCTGGAGGGGCACCCGAACGCCGAGGCGGTGCAGAGAACGCGCTTTAACGCGATGAAGCACGGGATGGCGGCGAAGACGGCGACTTACTTCCCGGCGCGGCCTGACAAATACAGCTTTTGCGGCGCCTGTGAGGTGAATCGCACCTGGTGCGGGCAGCAGGCGGCGTGTGTCAAGCAGACCGAGATTTTCATGCTGCATCACGCGGCGTTTGAGAGCCGCAACCCGCGAGTACTTGCCGGCATCCATGCGGACCTGCAGGCGGGCTTGACGGCGATGTTGCAGATGCTGATGCAGCAGGTACTGGGCGACGGCGTGGTGATCACGCAGCCACGGGTAGAGCTCGATCGGGAGGGCAACAGCCAGACGCTTTCCTATCTGGCTGAGGACGGCATCCGCAAGTACATCTACGACCGCCAGGCGCACCCGGCCTTGAAGGCGATCACTGATTTTGTGAGCCGGCTGGGCCTGTCCATGGGCGACCTGGGCATGACGGTGCGTGCGGCTGACCCGGACGAGGCGGATGCGGGCGGCGTGCTCAAGCTGGACGCCAAGACGCAGGAAACCCTGAGTGATTTCAACACCCGGATGCTGGGCGTGATGGGTGGCGCGCGCGACATGCTAGCCGCTGCGCAGAAGGCGACGCGAGAAGACCCGGTGCTGGTTGAGCATCAGGCGCGGGAGGGGAAGTCGTGAACAAGCCCGCGCCATGCCCTGTCTGTCAATACAAGCCACGGACCGGCCTGCCTGCCGGGGAAAACGAGTTCTGGGAGTGCTCGCATGTGGAGTGCCCCAACCGCCACCCGGTCACGGCGGCACCGAGTGACCGAATCCCACAACCAAAGGACTGAAAAATGCATTACCGAAATGGACGCGAGGCAAAGAACGGCGACAAGATCGTGAAGTTAGACGGCGGCAAAGTCGTTTCGTTCGGCGTGCTTCACAGCGCGACTCCCGGAAACGACTATTGCAACGGAAACATCGCGACTATTCAATCGCCGAATGACTACGCCTGCATGGTTGACTGCATCACTGTCGACGACTTGGCGGCGATCTTGGCCAAACATGGCTTGGACAAGCGTCCCGACGGCAAATAGTCAAGAGAAGTAATTCAGTGCGCTCCACCGCCGCCCAGCGCCGCAAAAGCTCGATCGTTGCCGAGCGCGAGATCATGCGGTTTGCCGTGGCGGACGCGGTGACGGGTTTGCGGCCGCATGCGCTGTGGCACAAGCACATGCACAACGTCGAGCTGGACCCGATGCAGTGCCTGAAGATGCAGGAGATGGATGAGTTCTCCAACACGGTGGACTATTCCAGCCGGCGCACGGGCAAGACGTTCGTCAAGGAGCTGTACAACCTGGAGCAGCTGGCGACCAACTCGCACCAGGAGTGCGGGATCGTGGCGCCGCGGATGCAGCAGAGCCAGAACAATCTGAACTACATGACGGATGCGATCAAGCGGGGCCCTGCGCTCAAAAGCTTTATTGCCTATGACAACGGGCGCATTCAATTGCGCGACACGGGGTTTCAGTTTGCGAATTTGAGCAAGGCTGCTGCCTACGGGATCATGAGCCAGATCGACGGGGATTCGATCACGATTGGCTCGCTGGAGGAGATTGACGACATGCCGCAGGAGCGGCTGCTGTCGCGCTTTTTGCCGATGCTGGGCGCGGCGCGGCGGGCAGGGGTGACGGCGGATGCGAGCAAGTTCAAGCCGGCGATCCGCATCAGCGGTGTGTTCAAGGGGGCTGACGTGTTGCAGCGCCTGATCAACACCGGGGAATACCACGTGTTGCCGGCGGTGAACATTCACCTGGGGGTGCAGATGGGCATGGTGAACGCGGCCTGGGCGAAGAGCATGCAGCTGCAGCAGACGCCGGAGGAGTGGATTCGGCAGTTTCTGTGCCAGAACATCAAGGCGCGCAACTGGATCTGGGAAGAGCACATTCAGCGGGGCAATGCGCTGGGCCTGAATGCTGGGCTGGAGCGGGCCGAGCCGCTGCCGGGGCAGCGCTACAAGCGCCGGGGCTTGATCGGGCTGGGCTATGACCACACCGGCCACGGTGAGTCGCCGGCGGCGTCAAAAAGCGCGCTGGTGATCGTGGAGGTGATCGGCAACTGGCTGACCTTCCCGTTCGTGAAGCTGTGGGAGCCGGGCGTGAGCGACGCCACGCTGCGCCAGGACATTGTTTCGATCTGGGACTACTTCCGGCCCGATTACGCGATTGGCGACGCCTACGGGGTCGGGATGATGACGGCGGTGAATGACGATCTGTTTCGCAAGGGCCTGACCGAGGTGAACCGCGAGACGGTGGGCGACGGCCAGAGCAATGCCAGCGCCTGGGGCGGCTGGGCCTTTGCGCCGATGCGCTTTGAGGGCATGACCAAGCACGTGATGGCCAGTGCGGTACGCGAGGTGTTCCATAACAACCGGGCGGCTTTTCCTTACGTCGATTCGGCATCCGAAGCGCCGGAGGACAAGGCCTGGATCACGTTCATGCGCCAGCTTGGGAACATGAAGGCGCTGCCGACGCAGGCGAGTTACAGCAGCTTTCAGATGGCGGATCAGAAGATTGGCGACGACTTGTTTGATGCGGTCTGCGCCGGGGTGTACGCCTTGCTGACGCGCGGGCTGGCGGATGCGCCGGCGGTGATTCAGCAGCGCCGGGTGAGCCGCGAGAGTTTGCTGGGCGAGCCGGGTTTGGTGATGCTGAATTGATTTGAAAAGACAAGAAGGAACAAAAAATGACAGTCTCAATTGCATTTGTGGTGGGGTGTTTTAGGGGTGTGTTTTTTGGCGTGCTTGCGATGGCACTGGTGCAGATCAATAAACCAGAGGTAGATGGGCAATGAGCTACTTACGAAGCCTGGCCAGCACAGCCCTTGCCCCCTTGGCCACACGCTGGGCGGCGCTGTTCCCGTCCCAGTCCGGGTTGTCGGGCGAGCGCGGCGACCGCCAGCCCAGCGACGCGGCGATGCTGCGGGAGCTGAAAAACGCCATGTTCGTGGACTACGACCGCCGCGCCCTGGTGGAGATGATGCGCGACATGGACCGCCGGGACGGCCGGGTCAAGATGGTGCACGGGCGCACGGCCAGTGATGTGATCCGGGGCGGGCTGGTGATGCAGACCACCAGCGACGTGCTGGCCGAAGAGTGGGAGCGCTTTGCCGCCCGCCTGCAGCTGAACAACTGGGAAAAACTCAAGAGCGACGCACGGGGCCTGGTGATAGAGGGCAACCTGCCCCTGCAGCTGGTGCTGGACGATGCGGCCAACGTGGTGGCGGCGGTGCGCATGCCGAGCGAGACGATGGTGCCGATGGTGGACCTGGGCGGGCGCTTCAAAAACCCGGCGGCGGCGTTTGAGCAGCGCGACGTGATGACCGGCAAGGTGCTGGCCAGCTTTGCCGCCTGGCAGATGGCGCTGGGCCGGCTGGACCCGGACAACTGGGACGACCTGGGCAGCATGGGCCGCCCCATGCTGGACGGCTGCGCGGGGGTGTGGCGCAAGCTGATGATGACCGAGGAAGACTTGGTGATTCGCCGGCGGGTACGCGCGCCGCTGCGGCTGGCGCACATTCTGGAGGGGGCGGATCAGGGGGTATTGGACGCCTACCGGCAATCGACCGAGGGCGAAAAGGGCGAGATCACCACGGACTTTTATTTGAACCGAAAGGGCGGGGTGCAGGCGATTCAGGGGGACGCGACGCTGGGCGACATTGACGACGTGGCGCATTTGCTGAGTACCTTCTTTGCCGGTTCCCCGGCACCCAAGGCCTTGTTTGGCTACACCGACGGCGTAGCGCGCGATGTGCTGGACGACATGAAGCGCCAGTATTACGACTACGTGGACGGCCTGCAGGACGCGCAGGGCGGGGTGTATGCCTTTGTGTTTCGCATCCATTTGCTGCTGAAGGGGATTGACCCCGGGCCGGACGAGTTTTACCTGCGCTTTGCGCAGCGGCGCACCGAGAGCGCGAACCAGGTGGCGGACCTGGCGCTGAAGTGGATGGCGCTGGGCCTGCCGGATGAGCACATTCAGAGCGAGATGGGCCTGGACCCGCAGAAGATTCGGGCGATGAAGCTCAAGCAGGCGAACAGCAATGACCCCTACCCCAACCCCTTGAAGATTGGGCCGGATGGCCAGCCGCAGGGCGGGGGCGGCACGTCGAACGTGAGCGTGACGCCTGGCAATGCGCGCAAGGGCGAGAGCGGCACGGCGGTGAGCCAGCCGGGGAGTAATGGCGGAAGGGGGCGGTAATGGTTAAGTGTGTTTTTGACCCACCACCGACGCCGCCAATGCCGTCGGTTGGCGCACCGGAGCGCCCACCGCTTGGCCTAAAACCAAAAGCCATTCATGACACTACAAGGGCGCTTGATATTTTGGATGCCATAGAGCGGTACGCGCGGGCAAAGATGCCGGTGCCAGTGGAGTGGGTTTTTGAGCTGAAAGAACTTTACCCATGGAGAAGAAGCTTGTGAACACCGCAGCCACCCGCGCCGCCATCAAACGCGCCAGCCAGCAGGCGCGCAATGCGATGCGGGATCTGGACCGGGACACGGTGGATGCCTTGCTGGCGATGTATGGCGATGCGGCCGAGGGCGTGCGCGCGGCGATCCGGGGCCGGGTGGATGGCTCGGACATGGTGCCGGTGAGCCACTTGCGCGACTTGCTGCGCCAGGTGGAGGACGTGATCGACGGCCTGGGCGTGAAACGCAATGCGCTGCTGGCGCAAGGGCTGGCGGATGCGGCCGAACTGGGCGTGCGGCCGTACACCATGCAGGGCATTGCCGGGGTAGGTGCTGGTGTCTATCCGGGATCTGGCGCAGAAACACGGGGCGCGCAGGCGGTGCTGAGCAGTGAGGCGGCGATGCGGGTGAGCCAGGAAGCGGTGCGGTTTGTGCAGAGCTTCACCGCGGCTGACGGCTTGACGCTGAGCGACCGGTTGTGGCGGCTGGACCAAGGGGCCAAGGAAGTGCTGAGCCGTGCCATCGGGCAGGCGGTGGTGGCCGGGTGGGATGCCAGCCGGGCGGCGGCGGCGTTGATGTACGGCGGGCAGGCGGTGCCGTTGGACGTGGCGGCGCGGCTCAAGGGGGCCAAGGTGGATGCGCTGGTGCGCGCGGCGGACCTGCTGACCGGCGACGGGGGTGAGGTGTGGAAGGCCGACCGGGTTTTCAGGACCGAGATCAACCGGGCGCACGGCACGGCCTACATGACCGGGGCGGAGGAGACGCCTGGGTTTGGCGGCTTCAGGCTCCTGCTGAGCCCGCAGCACCCCAAGCCGGACATTTGTGACTTGCTGACCAGCCAGAACCTGTATGGCCTGGGCGCCGGGGTGTACCCCAGTGCCAGCGCCTGCCCGTGGCCGGCACACCCCAACACACTCACCTTTATGGAGATCGTGTTTGCCGATGAGGTGACGGCGGCCGATCGTGCGGGCAAGGAGACGGTGACGGATGCCATGGGGCGCATGCCGGCGGACGTGCGCGAGGGGATTCTGGGGGTGCAGAAGTCGGCGCTGAATGACGCGGGGCAGATCAAGCCCTACATGATCCGCAGCCCGCTTTATGCGGTGAAACAACGTCTATCCCGCACGGGTAAAGGGTAATTTGCTATGAATTTTGATGAATTGTTAGAGCAGTACAAGGCCAACCCGAGGCGCGAGAGCGCAATGCTGCTGTTGACCGATTCGCAGCTGTTGAGCTACGTGGTGATTTTCAAGCAGTGCCCGCCGGAGCGGCGGCTGGTGGACGGTGCGCCGATGGAGCCGATAGAGGCCAATTGGGGCGGTCTTTGGGATTGCGTGACGGTGAACTATGAGGTCATTGCCATGCTGGCGGATGACGAGCTGGTGAAGACTCGGAAAACAGTTGAGCGCCTGAAGGGGTTGCGCCTGGTGTACCCGGATGGCAGTTTGCCGGATCTGGTGAACAAGGTGATTACCAAGAAGGTGATGGATGCGCTGACGTAGGGCGAGGTGCCCTGCGCGGATGAAAGCATGAGGCCTCAGTCGAGGCAGAAAGGAGGTGATAACTATGGCAACACGTTTGGTTCGTGGGCGGGCTACCAAAGCCCAATATGCCCGTGCAAGCAAGGCAACCAAGGCCAGCTATGCACAGCTGACGAAAGCGGCCGGGATTTCTGGCGGTCGTTCTTCGGGGTCTTAACCCGCCCTGAGAAGGTAATACCCGGCTTTTTTAGTCGGGTATTATTTGACTGTTTGCTGCATCATTATTTGATACTACAATATGGCCATGGTTTGAAAAAACCGTCCCCGCTCCTCGGGGGTTTGCTGTAGGACTATTGGAGATATTGCATGAGCCATGCCCTTACTCGGTCGCAAGACCCCGCCGTTTACCTGGTGCCAGCTGGCCCGAATCAAACCCGGGAGGATGACCAGATCATCCTGTCGGCCCTAAACATACTGACTCGCCGGATGAAGAAGAAAGGCCCTCACTTTTCGAACCCTGAGCCGATAAAACAATTTTTGATGCTGAAGACCGGCGGCCTGGAACATGAGGTTTTTTCGGTGTTGTTCTTGGATTCGGGCAATAACTTCATTGCCCTGGAAGAGATTTTCAGGGGGACTTTGAATCAGTGCAGCGTGTACCCGCGCGAGATAGCGAAGCTGGCCCTGAAGCATGGCGCGGCGGCGGTGGTGCTGAGCCATAACCATCCAAGTGGGGAATGCACTCCAAGCCGGGCCGATGAATCACTGACCAATGTACTCAAAACCGCCCTGGCGCTCGTTGATGTGCGGGTGCTGGATCACATCATCGTGAGCGCAAATGAGACTTTGAGCATGGCCGAAAGGGGGTTGATGTGAGAAAAAAGATTTTGCAGGCCATTGAGACCGTCCGCCCGTTTGTGCCGGTGATGCAGCTCAAAACCCTGGTTGATGCCCTTCGCTGGGGGGAAGAGCGGGGGTGGTTCCGGGACAAGCTGCTGGAGCTGGCGCAGGTGGTTGAGACCATGCCGGTGACCTATGCCCAGGATGGGCTGGGGGATGAGGCGGTGGTGCACTTGCATTATTTCTATGGGGGCGGCGACTGGTGGATTACCGAGAAGGACATTGACGGAGGGGTCGATCAGGCCTTTGGCCTGGTGGACTTGGGGCATGGTCCGGAGCTGGGGTATATCAGCATTGCCGAACTGGTGAGCATGCGGGACATGGATATTGATTTGCACTGGAAGCCGATCACACTTGCCCAGGTGAAAGCTGAAAAATACAAAGTGCCTGAGCCTGTGAAGCCTGAGCTTGTGGCCTACACCGTGGCCCAGGTGGTGAATGTGGGGGACTGGTTTGAGACTGTGGCCCCTGGTTTTTTGAATTAACAGAGGGTGAAGCTGTGAGCAGTCATTTCGATTGGGTTAGTGAAGTAGTTGCGCGGCATGACCTTAAAAAGCCGTTTTCACCTGAAAACGGGGAGCCGCTTAAATTCAAGGTGGGCGACCTGGTTGCCTACATGAATTCGGAGGGGGTTGTTTTTCGCCGCCGTGTTACCGGTTTTTATCGTCCAGATGTCCCTTGTTCTATTTACGCGAGAGGTGCGCGCTACTGTCTCAATACAGATTCGCCGTGGATGCCAGTTTCAGAATCAAGTTTGCGACTGGACTGTTGAACTGACAGGCCCAGTTACTGCCCGGCGTGCTGGGCAGTGGCGGGAGTTGTCCCGGAAACCCGCGCCTCGGGGTGATGCTGCAGGCCTGATGGAGATGATGATGACGATCAAGTTCAACGATGTGGTGAAGCTGGCTGCTGCCAGGCACACGCTGCCGTGTGTGCGGTCAATCGTGTTCGATGGCAAGAGCGCGATGTGTGTGGCGCCGCTGGATTGGGTGGTGGGTGTGCCGTGTCTGCAGCCGGCCCTGACTGAGCCGGTGGTGGTGCCGGTGGCCGCGGTGCAGGCGCATTTGCTGAAAAGCCGCCACCTGGTGGTGATGCCGGACCACCTGAGCAACGGGCAGGGGCTGGTGACGCCGTTCAATGCCGGGAAAATTGACTACAGCCCTGTGCTGGACATGCTGCCCAAGCCGCCCCAGGGCGACGCGGTGAGTTTCGATCTGGAGCTGAACGCGCTGGACCGGGTGTTGATTGCCGCCGGCGAGCAGGACATCCGCTACTACCTGAACGGGGTGTTGTTTGACCTGACGAACGGGATGCTGGTGGGGACCGATGGGCATCGGCTGCATTGCTACCGTAACCGGGTGCCGATGGCTTTCAAGCGCAAGGTGAAGCGGGGTGTGCCGGTGTCGGCTGTGGTGGAGGTGATTGTGGGCCGTGACCCGCTGCGCTGGATTGTGGGCAGTAGCAGTGCGGGCGCCAAGGTGACGATCTGGGATGCGCAGCGAAGCGAGAAGATCCAGAACCAAAGCCCGGCGCAGATTTTGCTGCAGACGGACGATGCGTTTGTGTGGGTGCGCAAGGCGATTGAAGGCCGGTTTCCGGATTTTGCAAGGGTGATCCCTGCCGTTACAAGCCGCCCGGTGTGGATGCAGATTGACCCGGTGAAGCTGGCCGATACGATGAGCGCGATGGGCAAGGTTGCGCTGCTGAAAAGCGAAGGCAAATACAGTTGGGTGCTGGTGGATTTTGGCAAGGGCGAGGTGTCGCTGGATGGCGAGGGGATGCCTATTGCAGTCAATCTGGCCAGTGACCTGGACGGCATTGATTTGGAAAGTCTGGCGGATGATTTGTGGATTGGGGTGAATGCCCCTTACCTTCAGGACGTGGCCGATTGTGTGACCCCTGCCGCCCAGTGGAGGGTTGACCATACCAACTGCCGGAATCAGTCTCTGCTGGTGACCGATGGGGACTTTTCGGGGGTGGTGATGCCGTGCCGGATTGATGGGCCGGTGAAGGTGGCCCCAGTGGCCCAGGATGCCCCGGAGGAGCCGGAAACCGCCCCCGCTGAGCCCTGCCCGGCTGCAGTGGCTGCCCTGGTGGCCCAGGTGGTGGACAAGGCCCAGGAATCGGCCAAAAAGGCCCCCAGGAAGGCCCGCAAAGCCGCCCCGGTGGCCCAGATCGTCCAGGCTGAGCCGGTGGCCGCCTGATCTAGAAACACTGCCCGGCCTGGTGCCGGGCTTTGCAAGAGAATAGAAAATGATCACCGTTGCGCTTTTGCCAGTATCAGGATTTGATCCTATGATGCGGGCTATGACGAATCCGAAATTGGACAAGGCGCTGCGCGCGCTGGTGGTGATCGACCGGGCTGCGGTGTCGAGCTTTGATCTGGCCCAGGCCGTGGGGGTGAGCCGCCCGACTGCGGTGCGCCTGGTGGAGAGTTTGCGGGAGTTGGGCTGCACCATTGCCAGCGAGCGGGCCGGGCATGATTACTGGTACCGGCTGACCGACTGGGGGGTGTTTTCGCCGGACCGGGTGAGGAAGTATGTGAAGGAGTTGAATTGATTGCCCTCTATGCCGATGCTGTCGGCATAGGGATGCAATTTGCATCAAACGCCACGGGTCGTTTACCCGTTGGGCTGAGACTCATGGAGTCGAGGCCAGTCTCTTGGAGATTGAAATGTCTGAAATTACTTTGAAAATTCGTGTCTCCGCCGCCGAGGCGGCTGCCGCTGGTGTTGATCAGCATGGGGATGTGGCGGTGACGCTGACACCGTCCAGCTTATCCGACGGTGCCCGCGCCGTGCTGGCCCAAATGCTGGCCACCGATAAGCCGGTGGATAGCCGCAACACACTGCGTGGCTACACCATTTGCCCGGTGCCTGCGAAGCCGGACGCCCCCAGCGTTGCAGAGTGGCTGGAGGCTTGCGCCCAGCGGCTGGAACAGCAGATTGATGCCGCCAAGGTGGAGCACGAAAAACAAGTTGAGCGGGAGCGTGTCGAGGTGCGTAAATGGGCCGCGAGAGCGGACGAGGAAATTATTCGCAGGGCCGGCTCAGAATGGGTTGTGGGCTCTCCCTACAAGAGCCCTGACGATATGCGTGAACTGGTCCGCCAGCGCATGGACAGGGCGATGCCGCTGGTGAACCGGCTCAACGCTGAACAGGCTGAAAAAGCAGAAAAGGCCCGCTTGGCCAGTATCGAAAAACAGCGGGAGGAACTGGCTGCAGGCGAGCGCCGGGCCGAGCAGATCAAGGCCTGGCTGGCAAACCGTGCACCGGAGGCGATGCGCAAGCGGCACGCACGGGGGCTGCTGCCGGAGGAGGACATTGTTGCGGCAATGCGGGATGAGGCTTATGCACCGCTGGTGGGTCTGGCGCGCTACCAGCGCATGACGGATGAGGATGTTCGCCGGGAGTTGGATGCCGATGAATATCATTCCGTTGACTACACGACCAGGGAGGCGGAGTCGGCGCACGATGAGGACATTGAGCTGATGGAGCGCATTGAATCGCTGATGCCGGGAGCCACCTGCACCCTGTTGGAGCATGCCGGCTGGCTGACTGATGCCGATGAAAAGGACGACCCGGAGGCGACGCGGTATGCGGTCAAGGTGGCGATCAAGGTTGGTGAGTTGCAATTCACACGTGAGTATTCGGCTGATCGGTAATTGTTCAATGGCCTGCCTGGTGCAGGCCTTTTTTATGGAGGTGATATGGCGACTGTGAGCATGAAAATTGTGATCCCGGAAGGGCTGGACTTTGCCGCTTTGAAGCTGAGCCGCGACCCGGTGACGCTGGATGTGGAGTTTGACTGGGGGCCGATTGAGGCGATTTGTGATGAGTCGGGGATTGACATAGCCATGTTTTCCGAGCAGGACGAGGACAACGTGGCGGGGTTGATCCATGCCTGGTACATCGAGCACCTGGAGCGCGGCGGTGCGCCTGACCCGGTGCAAGAGATGCTGTTGGCCGAGGTGCAGGCCGAAGAGGCTGCAGGTGGCCAGGCCGGGGTGATCAACCATGCGGGTGGTGTGCAGTGACCAATCGGGTGTGTGAGGTGGTGCGTGAGGCCGTGGGGCATGACAAGGCGCTGCTGTCGTTCAGCTTGGGCAAGGACTCGTGGGCGGCGTGGCTGAGTGCGCGGGATCACTTCGATTTCACGCCCTACTACCTCTACCTGGTGCCGGGCCTGGAGTTTGTGCAGGACTACATTGGTTATGCCGAGCAGAAGCTGGGCAAGCACATCATCCAGTTGCCGCACCCGGCTTTTTACCGCTGGATCAACCATGCCACCTATCAGGCGCCGGAGCGGTTGCGCACGATCATGGCGGTGGGCTGGCCGAATTTTGAGTATGACGACATCCGGGGCGCGGTGATTGAGGATGCCGGGCTGCCTGATGATGTGTGGACCGCGACCGGGGTGCGGGCGGCGGATAGTCCGATGCGGCGGGCATCGTTGATCAAGAAC